CACAAACCCAACAGACCAAATCGACAGAGGAGTGGATTATATTATGCATAGGTATACCACATTCTGTAAGGCCTGGAGTCATTTCCAAAAGAAAGGCTGGTACTAGTGCCCAACTATGAATATAAATGCAATGATTGCGGTACTTCAGAGGACCACTATAGAAATGTAGATAAGAGAGATGATGTTCCTGGTTGTCAATACTGTACTAAACCAACAAAGCGAGTAATTAATGCGGTTCCATTTAAGTTGAATGGCACTGGCTTTTATTCGACAGGAGGATAATGAAAGATTCTAATTGGGACTTAGACTTACGTGCTGGAGAAATAGGTGAAAGCAAAGTAGCAGATTTACTTCACGCAGATACAGTCGAAGTCAAGACTGATAAACGTTGGAAAGATACTGGAAACTTATTCATTGAATACTCATGTTGGCAACAGAGTACTCAGTCATGGGAAGATTCAGGTATACTAACCTCAAAGGCTACTCACTGGGCATTCGTGCTTGATGAGAGCGTATTAATTGTAAGTAGAGGTCTACTGTTTGATGTGATAGAAAAGTTTGGTAGACCTATCTCAAATAATAAGATGCCTAATCCATCAAAAGGTTATCTAATTACACCAAGCCAACTAATAAATTACCCTAGAGTTATGAATGAAAAGTTTGATGTGGCTGGGGAGCACTACAAAAATTATATGGAGCAGGAGTATCCAATTTGAAGGATGGATTCTTAGTCTTCATCAGCCCCATCTTCATCCCGCTCTTCTTCTTGTTCTTTTACTTCTTCGGGTTCAAGATTATCCTCAGCATCTTTTTCACTATCTGGAAAATCCTTATCTAACCAAGGTCGGAAGCCACCGATTCTGTTGATAAGTTTTTTCAATGCTCGATTATGGCGCATACGAACCGCATCATCACTACCTAATTTCATCTCGGTAGCAATATCGCCATAGTCCATAGATTCAGCGTACCTGTAAAACAATACTGTTCTATCCTCAGTGTTGAGTTTGCGGTACGCTTTATCTATTTCTATCATCATTACATTCATATTACCACCCTCCGCAGGAGCAGGTGGATGACTTGGACCAGTAAGATTTAACTTATGACTACCACCATACTCACCTCTGATTACAGATGGCAATAAAGATTCTACAACCACAGATTCATAGTAATATATATCAGATGTCTCATAGCCTAAAGACTTAGCCTTCCAGCGTTGGCAGTAATCTAGTGCTTGATTGCGGAGTGAGCGATAAATCAAATTCTTGGCGTCTTTCTCGCCTATGGCTTCCCACTCATTTAACTTATTAGGATGTTCCACGAACCATTGATATAAGGATTGCTTTATATCATCTAGTTCAACCATTTCATATTTTTTATGATATTCAGATGAAACGGCAACTACAATGTAGTCCCATTTTTCAATGCGTTGCCATTCCATTTATTTCCACAACTTTCCATCAAATACAAATGACCCGTCCATATTTACTGGGACAAGATGTGGTACTACCTTGGTACCATCTACATACAGCACTCCGAAGCCTTTATGCCAAGTAAATAATCCGCCACGTATATATTTAGCAAACTTAAAATCCATTAGACAGCCAACTTCTAATCCCCAAATAGTTTTAGGATGACCACCAAAATATGACTGAGTATAATGTGTTAAACCCATGCGGTGCGTATGCCCACAGACTACAGACATGCCTGCACGTTTTGCTAAACCAAGTGCGGTAGCACCAGCAGTAGGCTGCACGTTGCCCTCATCACCATGTAAAAGCAACCAGTTAGGTGCCAGTTCATATGGTTTTTCATGATACTTAATACCTAAATTATCTAACTTAAGAAAGTTTTTTAACTCTAACTCAGGTAAACCAGCAAGTCCTGGTGCTCTCATTTTGATTGTATTAAACAATCTATCCGTGTGATTAGAGCGAATCATATGTTTAATCTTTAATGATTCAAGCACACGATATGTTTCATCTCTGTCTTTACCAATAGATTTTTCGTGTTCTAACTCGGTCCCTTTACTCCATTTTGATATCGTCTGCATATCCATTTCATCTCCAACCGATACGACTTCATCAGGTTTGTAAGACTTAATAAAGCGTGATAGGACGGAGACTGCTTTTCTATCATGATATGGTACTTGAAGGTCTGATACACAGACTATAATTTTCATTTCTTTTTGGCTCGTCTCTTATTCTCTAAGCCTACATTTTTCTTTTTAGATAAGACCCGCAGGTTAGATATCTTATCGTTGCCTTTGCGACCTTTATTATCTATGTGGTCTACTTCTTGATTACGTTTTAACTTTTTACCAGTTGCTTTTTTATAATCATGTCTTGCTTTATTAGTAGATGTAGTCTCAGTAGTGCCATCCTTTTTCTTACGTTTGATGACGTAGATTGGGCGACCACCATTTTGTTTACTGCCTTTGTATGGTCCAAATATTTTCATTTGTCCCACTCTCCTCTCAGTACTAGCAATCCAATGACTGCATAGTTAGCCATATCTTTAAATGAATCCTCAAGAGATTCATGCTCTGGTTGCAAGGCACTGCCATATAAATTATTTATACGTGCCAATTTGTCATGCATACGAACCCTAAGCCCATTGAGTGCACCACCTGGCGCATCCGAAATATTCTTTGGACCGTAATCCCTATGTTTAGATAAGAGTAAATCTACTAATTCTTGAAAGGTTTTTGCAACTGCTGACTCAAAAGAGGCACCTTTATTGTTAATATTAAAGACTTCTCCTCTATCTGCTTCTTGGTTATATGGAAACCTTGCATTTCCAAGTGGGTTATAATCTGCCATACTTCATCACTCTCCATCTTTTTTATAGTTTTTTAAGAAGTCCTCAATCTCATAATCTATGCCACGCATATGCTCGTCAATAATTAAGTCTTCAATAAACATTTTCATTTTTTTGGGACTAGTTTCTGCTGCATACAATGTTGCGAAAGTACCTTGGGTTATTTCTTTTACATAATCTGGTGTATCAGCATTATCGTATATAGTTCTTAATAAAGAGCCAATTAACAACTGATACCCACCTGGAAGAATTAACTTAGGGTCAAAAGGTGGCTCGTCAAGGTCATCTACTAAATGGTCTGTTGCGTCAAATATATTATCAAAGTGTTGCCCACAAGTCTTGCATGGTGGAATCTTTTTATACTTCATATGTTCCAACCTTTTTGTGGAAGTATGAAGAACCTTCTTTGACGTACATAGAGTTAACGTCCTCTCCATCTGGTAGTTGAATAGTTGTTACTGGTAACTCTCTTGATAGTGCTGTTGCAAATTCTTTTCCTGGCTGGTCTCCATCAGCAAATACAAAAACTCTTTCAAAGTCTGCAAGTAATCTTGTGTAATGCTTTTTCCATGAGTTTGCTCCAGGAACACCAACGCAAGGTATACCAATTAGTGATGATACAGTTATGGTATCTATCTCACCCTCACAGATTCCGATGTAGTCCCCTGCTCTTTCAATATCTAAAACATTATACATTTTAGTTTCAGCGCCAGTCATTCCCATGTACTTAGGTTCAATAGCAGGATGAAGAGCACGAAAACGAATATCGACAACACCACTCTTGGTAATATACGGTATGGATAATCTTCCCGAGAATGCTTCATGTCCAACCTCAGGCTCCGAGACTACGCCTAATCGAGCCAGTCGAGCCGCTTCCCTTGTTATTCCCCTGCTTGTTAGGTAGTCTTCCGCCTGAAAGATATTTGTTGCGTATTTGGCTGTTGCCAAGTCCAGTAATTCCCTCTGCGAATGATTTTGCCTCACGTATATCCACGCCTTCTTTCTTGGCTATAATTTGTAAACTGTTGCCTTGCATTCCGCAGGCGAAACAATTAAATATATTTTCCTTGGTATTAAAACTTGCTGAACTATGAGTGTCGTCATGGAATGGACACTTAATATTTACTTGCCCTGTAGTTCTGTTCATCTTGGCACCATAGTGCCGTAAAACTTCAACTATATCTGGTAGGTCATCTGTCAAATACATCGCCCAACCTTAACACTAAATAAGAATCTGCTATTGATTTTCCTCGTGCCTTGATAATAACCGCAGGTAAGACGGATGTTCTTTTAATGCCTCTTGCCTCTGAATAATGCGTCGCTTCAATTTGAGCCTCTTTGGTCCAACCAGAGAGGTCAATGCGACCTGATTGACCTGGGGCTTTGGCTTCAATGATGCCGATGTGTCCAAGGAAGTCTGAGCGGACAACAACATCTCCTTCATCTTTAGAACCTCTTCTTGCAAGTCTCTCACTATCAAGTCCAATTCGTCTAAAATAATCTCGTAAGTCGGTTTCAAAGTTTGCTCCTCTGGCCTTATGGCTTTTCCTAGTTGTCATGAATTCTCTGGGATATCTTCTACATACATATACTCTGGATTAAATGCTAACCAAGTAATTAGCGTTCCTCCCGCATCCGCTCTTCCATATCTGTTCTTGACCGAAGCCACGCCCAAAGAAGTTCCAACGGTTCCGAGTGTGCAGATGAGTGCTGGTAACTGGGCAACCTTTCCTTGTAATGCACTTCGTGGTTGACACGGCGTACCCATAACCGCTTCGGATGTGTGATGTAGTACCATAACAGCCGAATTTGTAGCCCTAGCAAGATACTTTAACTCCTTCATAATTGCACGCATTGAAGCGAACTCTTCACCACCATCAGTGGCTACATCCATTAAGTTATCTAATACGATTAAAGTTGGAGGACAACCCCACAACTCTTCAAACGCCTCAACTTCCTCTGCAATATCCTGCAAGGTTGGTGATGACTCGAAGCACCAAATTATATGACTGCCTTTTTGTAGGACTGCTTTAGTCCATCCAACATCAGTATTAAGTTTATGCTCAACATCTGTTTGATTCTTACCTGATATCATTGATGCTAGGCGCATAGCCATAGTATGTGCATTGGTATCAGCGGAGATGTAAAGAGTCGGAACATTTGTTTTTAATGCTAATGCCAATGCAAGTGTTGATTTACCAACACCAGGAGCACCAGCAAACATTGAAACTTCTGAACGCCGTATGATAATTTTGGATGCTTCGAATGCTTTGAAACAACTAGGTAGGGGTTCGCCCCCGATAGATGTCCGTCCTACTGACCTGACAAGTGTACGCATTGTTCCCCTACCTCGTTGTTAAAATGGAAATTGTTCGTCGATTAATTTACTGGTTTGCACTGGTCGACTCCTTGTGGCATTGGACATACCCACATTGCGTATGGCTTGCCCGTCTTGCTGGAGACTCCCGCTTTGTATTTCCTCTGTCCATGTTGACATGTTGGACCTGTTGTATTTGATGGAGCCGATGCCTGGGGTGGTACTGAGGAGGCTGGAGGCTCTGTGTTTATAGTGGAACGTGGCGTCGATAAAGGGGCGGTTGCCGATGCTCCCACCACCAACTTTTGTACTGCTGCAATTTGAGTAGCATAATCGCCAATGCCCTCAAGCAGTACACTTAATTCGTCCGCAGTATTAGCACGGACATTTATCATATCTCCAGTTGGAGTTTTATATGATACTTGTAGTTTCCATTCTTCTGCCATTATTTTTCCTTCTTTACTGAGAATTGACAATGAGCGGTGAGTCCGCACATGTATTGGCAAGAGTTTGTGTTGGGCAAGAAAATACCTGCCTTACGAGCCTTGTCAAACTGTTTAACCAAGTACTCCATCTTATCGAAAGTATATCCCGACAAGTCTACCATCTCGCCAGTATTGCTACCACGAGACATATAGTAATTACCCCATTTTATTTCTCTTCCAAAAGTTTCTTCAATTCCTAACTTGTAAAAACCAAGTTGCAAACTGCTGGATGGGGTATGTTGTGATGTTTTCAAATCAACTATTACTAAGTGACCATCTACCTCAAAAATTCTATCTATAACCATCTTGATAGGTACATCAGCCACTACTGGCATCAACTCTAGTTCAATTGCTGGGCGACCATCTGGTGTTATCCAGATTTTCCAATTACTGTTTTGCTTGCGCCAAGCAATATATTGTTCGAGCCATAATGGACCCTGAGTTTGCCAAAAGTTAACATCTTCTTTGTTTGGGGTATTTTTTGTGACCTTACCGCCAACACGAGCATTGGTTAAGTCAATTCCATCTGATTCTAAAGCCCATGCTTTTTCCCACAGTTCTATACTCATAGGTTCTCCCTATCGTACATTTCTGTAGCCTTATGGAATGTTGAGCCACCAACTGACCAAACAGAAGGTTCCTCTTGTTTTTCAAGCAGTCTACCAAGATAGTATTGATATCCGCAAGTTAAATAAGTGCTAAAAGCACTATAAGACATGTGTTCTGGTATAGTGTATTCTTCAAGTTTTATTGCCATGAGTGTATGTTAAAGTATAAATTGATGGTTGTCCAGTTAAAACTTTTAACTAGACGAATTAGATTAGGTTGTGTATAATTGATTATAATATAATATATAATATATAAACC